CCGACATTGCCGCGTGCTGGCCTTCAGGCTTCAACACGCCAAAATAACGCTCGTAGACAACTTTCCCGCGATGCATCACCACAATCCCGTCGGTGTAGGTGGCCGCGAGGGATTGCTCCCAGGTCATTGGAGCCTTCGCACCCAGCGGGACGAAGCTGATCACATCAATGTCTTTACGCAGCGCAGATACCAATGGAACCGGCGCACCGCCCCCCCGTGAAACGTTGATCGTAGGCATCAGTTGACGGAAGTTCGAGACACTCCAGCGCATCGCCGGGAACTGGAAGTAGCTGCCGTCTTCGAAGCGCACGGTGCGATCTGCAGGGGGTGGCGAACCGACCATCCAGCCTAGTTTTGCGGGGTCGCTGGCTATGGCATCGGGGAAAGTCTTGGTCGTAGATGCGACGGCGAAAAAGGAGACGGTACTTATCAACACGGCGGTGAGGGAAACAGCTATGCGGCGGGAAGCGGCGCGAGGGTGAGACATAGTGTCGATTCCATTCGAGGGCTTGGGCAGTCCAACAGGTTAAAGCAGCTTGACCAGCACAGTTGTGACAGTGGCCACCGTGCCAATCAACCCAGTCGCCACAGCCACCGGATACCAAAAAGTTTCACGGGTCATCTTCCCGGCCTCGGCATTCAACTTGCGCTGCTCAGCCATCAGCTTGACGATCTCCACATGAACCTTTTCCAGTTCTGCCTGTTCCATGGTGAATTCCTGCATTACGTGCGTTCGTCCTTCCAGATAACGGGCCGCATCATGTGCCTTGCCCGTTGATCCATTGTGTCCCCGAAAGGCGCAAAGCGAATACCCCTCACGAAACGGCTCGTGCCAGTTGCTGAAACCTATGAAAGCACCCAGCTATCTGGCCTTCCAGCATTACTTCCCACATAGCTATCACCCGTCCTACATGAATTTCGGAAGCGTCTTCGCCGATGAGCGTGGATCAATAACATTGCCTTCCACAAAATCCAGACGCCAGAAACCACAAAACCCCTGACTTCTTTCGAAATCAGGGGTTTTGGTTACATCGAATTTGGCGGTGAAGGAGAGATTCGAAACTACCCGTGAGCGATTTTTCGAACCTCTCCCCCCGGTTTACAAGGGCTGCAGCCTGTCAGCGTGCGCGGAATCTGTCCCAGCGTAGTCCCAGAGATAAAACGCACCAGGTTGCAGAATAGGATCGTTGCAGGCGTTTTCCGCGTTTTATGTTGAGCCACGGGAAAAAGGTAATTTTGGTAATGATCTGTCGAAATAAGGATAAAAGCTAATAAAATCAGGTAGTTGATATAGTTTTATAGAGGTAATAATAAGGTAAGTAGATGGTTATAAAATTACCTTCAGTACAAGTAATGCCCATCCGCTACCAACCCCAGTAAAATATGGATATGAACAAAATATTACCCTTCCCCTTACCCGAAATTACCCTCTGAGGTAATGGGTGAAAGCCACGGTTTATAAGGGTTCCAGCCCGATTTGATCTAGCGCTTACTTAAATTACCCTTTTCCCACCCCACGTCTGAAAAATGGCCATGCGCCGTCCGTTTTGGTGTTCCTTTCAGGCCCTCTAAATCCGTACTACCTGCCCGAAAATTCATGGTGATAATGTGCAATGCCGCAGAACACCGGAGAACCCCACGGGCTGGGCCTCACAGCTGTTTTGCGTTTGGGCTGGACGGTCATTAATTCGCACCTGGTGTGAACCGTTCCAAATACGAAAACCCCCTCTGCTGCTGGTTTTCGCAACCGTAACCCCTGTAAACCGGGCGTCTCACTCCCCTGACCAAATCGCCGCCGTCCCATACAGATGTGCAAGGCCACTGCACTTCTTTGCAAAACCTTGCGCTCCGTGCAATTGCGAAACAGCCCATAAACCCCGCGGCGGGCTTGGGCGGAGCCACCGTTTGCACTACCACCCTCGTTTGCACAAAAAAGGGACACAAAGCCCGTCGGCGGGAGGGGGATAAGTGCTTTTTTGACAGATTTTTTCTTCGTGAAATGCTTTTTGTTGACGTCCTCTCTCGCGAGGAGGTGGTACCAAACAAGCAACGACAAATATGATGGCGTCATTTTTGATCTGGTCGGTGAGGGCATGAGCTGCGCTGAGCGAGCTGAAGGAGTAGTCACGATCTGCCAGATGGGCGCGTTAACTTAGCGAACGCTTCGTTTCAGTTATCACGGAAATGGTGACAAAACGGTGGTAATGGTGAGCAGCACGCGACGATCTGCCTCGCGGAGAAGGAATCCTAGGCCAGGACATGCGAATGAAGATTGGTGCACCTGGAATCGCACGTCACTTGCTACCTTCCAAAAAAACGCTCTCGTTGAGATATGTCCTTCGCAATTTCAATGCTACATTTGGCCGATCTTTAACGAGCGGAGCGTGTACCTAGCTCGCAAGCAATTAACTAAGCAGGGACGAAACATTATGGCAAAGAGAATTATCAGAAAAAAACTGGACCATCCCGTACACAGCGCAGCTTGTTTGAGCACAAAGTTCGGAAACATACCCGCTTACACATTTGCAGTAAAAGTCAAGGATATCATCGCACTTCATTACGTAGCTGTACGCGGACAAGATATTGAAGCGGGGGCCGTACAGCGCCCATTGAGCGTTCGTCGAATTAATGGAATTCGTTCGTACGTACTTGATGGAAACACATTTTTCAACTCATTCATAATCAATTGGACTGACAAAAACTTCACCCCTAAGTTCAAAGATGGAACGATAACTGTCCCAATTGTTCCGCATGCGGCTCAGGTCATTGATGGCCAGCACCGCATTGCTGGGCTGGAGGCGGCTATCGAAATCAATGAAGAAATCGGAGAGCAGGAACTTCTCGTAACAATGTGCGTGGGACTATCAACTCCCGAGGCAGCTCAAATTTTCTTAAACATTAACACGGAACAGAAACCTGTTCCCAAAAGCCTTGTTTTTGATCTGTTTGGAGAAGTGATAGACGATGCCGAGCATGGCGTCAATAGATCTACCGACCTGGCACGGGATCTGAATGAAGATCCATCCTCACCGTTATATAATCTAATTAAATTCCCTGGTGCGGCTCGTGGGCAAGGCAACATAGAGCTTTCCACTTTCGTTTCAGCACTGAAAGACCATCTGCATCCAAAAACAGGAACGTTCTACATATACAGGCTACGAGATTTCGACAAACAGAAAGCCTCAATCTCAAACTACTTTCAAGCGATTCGAGATTATTACTCTGAAGCCAAAGCGTGGGGTTCAACGTCCAAGAACCCATTTTTAAAAGCAGCTGGATTTAATGGCGCAATGGATTTCTTTATTGAGTCGCTGATTAAAAGATGCGCGGAAAAAGGCTCCTTTTCAATTCCCACGATGAAAAGTTTTATTGGGCTTGATCGAGAAGGACTAGTGACGTGGGACGACCTGAAAGGGAAAGACGGTAAAACCGCTCGCAAGGTCATTAAAGATCTTCTCGAAAGTAACCTATTGAACTCGTTGCCCAGCCATGACGAATACAAATTCTAAAAGATTTAAGCTACAGGAGTTAATGGAGAGTTGGATTGGCTGTAGCAATCCGGAAAAACTTTCCGACTATAAATCAGCATTTGAAAAGCATATTCTAACCGAGGACATGCAGAATGCCATGAGAAACGCGCTGATTGAAGACGGAGCAGACGTATTCTATAAGGGTGCCCACACATTCGTCGACGCGCTAACTGCAGCGTCTAAGGGATATCAATCATGGGCAATTATCAAGCTTTACTATTCAGTATTCTATTTACTTAGAGCGCTTTTCGCCGCCCGGGGTTACGGAATTGTAAAGTGCAACGGAATCTACACGCTAAGGAATGAAGCAGGCTCTACCCCAGTCAAGCGAACGGGGCAAAAACACAAAGGCGAAACAACGAAAGGCGACCACAAAACAACGATTTATATATTTGAAAAAGAGATGAGCAATGGAGAGCTCCTCCTAAGCAACACTGTTGCTGGAGAATCAATTTTCGATTGGATGATGGATGCTCGAGAGGCAGTTAACTATCGGCATGCAACATTTTCAGAGCCCGAATTTGACTTCTTTGAACCCTCAATCAAAGATGAAGGAGGAATTCTCAATTGGATTAATGTCTATTTGAGTGACGACACCGGTTCCTACCTGTTTTTGGAACAACATTGCTGCATCGCGACCCCATTGTACTTGATACAAAAAGTTAAAGATGAGTTCGAGTCCAGATATGGAGTTAAGAGCTTACTAAGTGATGAGCAATGTCAAAGCTTGATCCGACTCTTGTCTGGGACCGGACTTGAAGGAAGTAACCGCTTCCTTTCTCTTTTCAGAAAATACTGAACGGAATGACCAGCTAATTTTGGCCTTTATTAAAGTGTAATATCCTTAAGCTGTGACGAATAGAGTGCAGCTTTGGCTGAGTCCGCGACGAAGGTTGCCGCTGTCGTTGGAGCTGGACTGGATCCGTGAACATGGTTCGCGATCTGTCCGGCCATCTGCTCAATCAGATCCAGCGTGTCGCACAACACCTGGAATATGTTCACGGACGCCGATCCTACATGGTTTTTTGGCGCAGTCAGGCGCTGACTGATCCCCGCTACACTCTCGCGCAAGCCTTCAATCCGCTCCTGCATATTCCCGCCCACCGTGGCGTTATGCTTCTGTCCCACCACCAGGTTCAGATCGCGGCCGGTCGCCTGATGTAAATCATCCACCGCCGCCAAGCTTGCGGAACCGCCTGACAGCAACTTGAGCGCGCCCAGTGCCTCGATCTTTTTGATGCCACCCACTGACTCGGTCGAATGGTCGTCCACCGTCCTGGTGTGATTCTGGAAGCTCTCCGTGTTGTCCAGGGCTTCAACTTCGCGCTCGATCGCCTTGTCCTGGATCTTGCCATCCGTCTGGCGCAGCCAGTTGCCGTCGGCATCGACGCGCTGCTGACAGGCCTCGCTGTGTTGCCACACCTGGTCGCCCTTCGGCACCCGGGGCAGGCTCAGACCGTGCGGCAGGATCTGGGTGATAAATGGCTTGCTCGGTAGGCCATAGGCGAAGCTGACCACCACAGTGGTGCCCTCCTCCGGAAAGCCGAACATGCCAGCCTCTTGCCCGCCCATCGGTGCAGGCAACGGTAAGCTGGTCAGGATCGGCAGATCCGGATCCGGCTCGCCATCGGGCAGCAACACTTCGACGTCGACGCCAAAGCGCGGCCGGAAGTCATCACATAGACCTGGTGCTGCAGGCGCATCAGGAACGGCTACGACGCGGCCAAAGCGCGGCAAGTGATAACCACCGCTGAGTTCAGGGAATTGTCGGTCTACTGCGCGGCGGATTGCGTCTTCCATCGGATGGCCATCTGGTTGCCGGCGAGCGTCACGGACGTGATGCGATCGCCTTGGTTGATCGATGCACCAGGACGCAACCCGGGAAGGGCCGCGACCATGGCGCTCTGATTACTCTGGTAGCCGTCGAACAGTTCGACCGGCAGCTGCAGCGGTTCGCGGGTACCGAAGAAACTGTCAGCCCAACTGCCCACGAACACCTCGCCGTCGCCCTGCTGCTGCCAGATGAAGTCTGGGATGTTGAACACGGTGGCCAGGCTGTCCATCGCCTGATAGCCGGCGGCCAGGCTGTAGAGGAACGGCGCCTTGACCTTAGCGTAAGGCTTGTCCGGTACCCGGAAGCGCAGCCCGGTTTTGGTGCTGACCTCGGCCAGCACCGCCTGCAGGTCCACGTGGCGTAGATTCAACGGCAACGGGTTGGCCAAGATCGCGGCGAGCTCGCGACAGAACAGCACCTGCTCCAGGCTCGAGGACGTGGTGGAGCGCTCGACGTAGCCAATGAAGTGGCGCTGCAAAGGGCTGTCGTTGTAACCCACATCGAGCATCACCAGGCCTTTCACGGCGGCACCGGCCTTGATGGTGAACGTCGCCCGCCCAGGGCTTTTGAGATCGAGCCGGACGTCGTCGTTGACCAGCGGGTAGGCGGTGCCATTGATGGTCAGCACCTTATGCAGCTTCATGCTCATTTCGGCGCCCCGCCCAGGTAGTTGTCGAGTTTCTTCAACGTGGCTTCAAAGCCCGACAGTTCCTCGCCCTTCCCGCGGCCATCGGCACCGGCGCCGGTTCCGTCGCCGGCGACCGCTTTCCCTGGTGCGGATTGCTTGGCCACCCCATTGCCGGCACGGCGGCTTTCGACCCGTTCGGGGTTGGACAATTTTTCAGACAGGGTGAACTGCACCAGCCAGGCCGCCAGCGAATCGTCTTCCCGGGCGCTCACGCCCTCTGAGAATTCGACCTCGCGAATACCGAACGCGGCGGCGGTGTCGTTGACGATGCGGTATTTTTTGAGCTGGCCACCGCTGGCCGTGGACTCCGCCAGGCGCATCAGTGTGCGCAGCTGATCCTTGTCCACGAAGGGGATCATCAGTGTCACTGCCAGGGTCTTGGGTTTGAAGCCTTTGTGCCCCTTGTCGGTGCTGCTGGTCTGCCCCGACATGTCGTCGGCTTCGATACGCAGGTTGGCGGTGACCTTCATCTTCTTGCCGAGGATCTGCTCGCCGTCGAGTAGCAACGTCATAGGCCCACCAGCTCGCGCACAAAACTCAACCCTTCCAGCGATCCCACCAGCAGCACGCCGGCGGACAGTACCCATTCGTGGCCCGGGGCTTCGCCCTCGAGCAGCGACCGGCGCAACTCGTTGACATCACCAGGGCCGATCAGTCGGACTCGCATATTGGTATCAGGGTTTCCCCCAGCCAGCAGAGCTTTCAGGTCATCCAGCTGCTGATCCCGGCCTTGCTGCTGAGCCGCCTTGCGGGTGGCCAACGCGGCGAGATCCCCCATCGGCGAGCTGTCCGCCGCGTAGCTCTCCAGCAGCGCCAGTTGGCTGGACATGGATTGCTTCGCAGCCTTGACCACCGTGCAGCGCTCGAGCGGCAGCGATTGCCAGCGCGGCAATGGGCCAGAACTGGGCATCTCCCACTTTTCCGTCTCCAGCGTCGACAGGTGTTGGGCGCGGCGTTCGGTGCGCACCAGGTCAGGAATCGGCAGCAACGCATTGAAGCGCGTCAGGGTGCCGGCCAGTTGGTCGTAGTTCGTGCCTAGGAACAACAGCGACAGCGCGTACTGCGGCCCGGTCGGGCGTCCGGTATCGGTGCCGTCGATCAGTTTGCTCGCCAGCTGCTGCAGCAGATTCGGCGCAGACAAAAAACGCTGGTTACCACGACCCTGGCCAACACCACTTTGAAACGGTGTCACCACCAGGCAGGCCGGCGCCTCACCCATTTGTTCAGCCATCGCCGCACGGCCGGCGGCGATCGCGTCCTTTGCCGCGTCTCCGACCGGCCCCGGGTTGGTGCTGGCCAGCCCATCGAGACTGGCCAGGCGCAACGCGGTGCTGGCCAGCTCGCCGCCGGCCAGATCCTTGGCCGCGCCCAGTCCGTCCATCCATTGCGTGGCCTGCTCCGGCCAGCGCATGGTCACCGGTGCCCAGTTCACGATGGCTGATCCTCCCAGGTCACTGTCTCAAGCGCGGCCAGGTCGTTGCCGGTCAAGGCCTGATCCAGTTGCTGCTTGAGTTGGTTGGCCTTCTGCAGCAGCTGCAACTTGAAGAGCGTGAAGTCGTCACCGACCCGGCGCAACTGGGCAAAGGTATGAAACCGGAAATCCTTTTTCCCTTGTTCATCACGGCAGGCATACGGACTGTCCAGCCCCGCCAAAATGACACCAGTGAGGTTCAGTTGATCGTCCAGCTCGCTGCTGTACTGGTGCGGCGTGCCAAGGGACGAGGACCAGAAGCCGCCAGTAATCGCGACCACGCAGGCGTTGTTGACCTCGATCACCTTTGTCGCATGCACGGAAGCCTGATCTTTCATCCAGACGCCGTCTTGCCAGTGATGAGTCGGCGAGGGTTTCGGGATTGCGGTATACCCGTCAGGCAGCGGCCCGAGGTCGGAATAATGCTCAGCTTCGCCGGTGTCGGTGCGATACACCGACCCGCGATGATCCTCCACCTGGTGCGCCTCACCGTTGACCAGTGCCCATACACAGCCGGTCGCTGGAACGGGCAGCGCCTTTTCAAACTGAACCGTGTTGCTGGGCAAATACGACCCCATACCTGGGACACCACGCAGCACCACAGGCCCAGCGAGGACGCCGACGTCGTCGAATTGATAGATAGTCATAGCTGCCTCAGATCAGTTTGATTCGGCCCGGGTAGGCCAAGTTGCGTGGGTACGCTTCACTGCCGCCTTCAAAGCTGACAGCGCCGTTGACTAAGGGGGTGCCAACGACCACGTTTCCGAAAGCGACCAGGCCATTGGACCCAGTGCTTAGATTCAAACCCAGCCCCTGTCGTGCAGCGTGTTGGTGTTCCTTGTTCTGGCTCAGTTTTGAACTACCTGCGGTTCGACCGATGTCGATGCCTCGGCTTTCATCCAGAATCCGCAGGAACTCACCGCGCCCTTCTGGGCCTCGAAACGTCTGCACGCCATCGCCCGCAGTCCAACAACCTTCCTTACCCGCGCGTGTCGCTTCGGTCGCGACCATTCCCGATTGCTGGGCGTGATCCCACAACCATGGCCATTCCGCACGAAGGATTAACGGGCCGTCTAACGCCCCGTAGCCTCCCGGGTTGAACAATGTGGTGGTCTCGAACACCGGGCGCCCCAGGGGGGTCGCATCGAGCCGGCCGATCGGCCACCAGTTGCCCGCGCCGTCGCTGCGCAAATGCCACCAATCACCCGCTCCCATCAGTACCAGGAAGCCATAACCGGCAGCCTTAAGGTGCGTATGAAACTTGATTTTGTCGCTACCGCTGGCCTGCACGACCAAGCGGTTGGTGGTGTTGTCAGCCCGTCGAATGATGAAATCGAGCACGCCCAGCGCGGCATCCGATTTAGGCAACGTAACCGTGTGGTTCGCCAGGTTGGCGTCGACCACAACCAAGCCACGCTCCGCTGCCGTGAGCACCTTGTCTTCGGCAAAACTGGAAACATGTATGCGAATGGAATCCCACAGGCTGGCCACAGCTTTGGACGTGGCCAAGGATTCGCTGTCATCAAGGGTGAAGCTGTCGCTCTTGGCGTTGGGCAAGTTGCCCAGGTCCACGTCGTCCTTGGTAGTCGCCCGTGCGCGCAGGTTTGGATAGTCACCGACTCGGGCGGCGAAGTAGCTCACCAGCGGCCCATCGATGGGCTCGACCTGGCGCCGGTCGGTGATGGTGTTGGCATTGGTCAAGTCGGCGATCGCCACGCAGTAGTGCCGTGCGCCGGCGCTGTCGGTGTAGTCAGGACGAACGGCGGCAAACACCACTTGCCAGCTGGCGACCACATCGCTCAGCTCGCGCTGCAGGGCGACATCGATCCAGGCGGTGCACGGAAACGCCGCTGGCACGACCGGCAACGCGGCACTGCGAACTACGCGAACGCCTTCGACGTAAGCCACCCCGGGCTTGAGCTGGTAGGCACTGCCCACTTTTTCCAGCTGCAGCGAACTGTCGAGAAAGCACGCTCGGCCGTAGATGTCGCGGTTGCTCAGACGTTCACGCTCATCGATGCCGGCCAGGCGCACGGTGAAGTCATGCTGCCAGGTGCTGGCATCAATGGTGATGCCTGTCAGCGCCTGGGCGCCGTCGAAGGCCACTAGGAAGTTGCGCGTCAGGTTGTTACCGATCTGTAGCGGCGGAATGTTGCGGCGCTTGATCTGCAGCGGCACGTAGGCCACGGCAAACAACACACCCTCAGCCGTTTCCAGGCCGATCCAGTTGAAATCCCAATCGCCGACGTCGGACCCGATCTGCGAGCTGTACACCACCTGGTTGGGGTTCACGTAGCCGGCGTTGTCGTCGGGGATCTCGTACACGTAAACGATCTGCCCTGCAGCAGGCTTCGGCGCGGCACGATCGACCGGGCCATTGGGATCAAGCCCAGGGACATTGGCAAAGATAAAACGCACCACATCAAGGCCCTGTTGGGCGACGTGCTTTTGCGCGATCAGGCTTTCACCCGCAAGGGTAATACTGGCTCCCATGGGGGCTCCTAAAGGCTGGCAACCAGCGTTTGCTGGTCGTCGTTGAAGTCGACCACGGCGATGCGAAACGGCACCGGTGTGATGGTCACGAAGTCATAGCGGCGGCAAGTGCGGCCGTATTGCTGAATCAGCACCCGCAACAGCTCCGGGTTTTGCGACAGTTGGGTGTCGGAGAATCGCAGCAGCACCACGTCCCAATCCCGATCGGGCATGCGCTCCTCGATCTCGACGTAACCGACCCCAAGTCGCTGCAGGATGCGTTTCATGCCGGCGGTGCTGCCGGCGTCCACCGCGTTGATAAAGGCGAACTTCACACGAAGTCGATAAAGCGCCTCCGGCTCACCCTTAAAGCGGGTGATGTCGCGCTGCCAGGCCAGCAGATCAAGCACGGTCAGGTGGCAGGTATCGGCGTCGAGCTGCAGCAGTGGCCAGCGCAACCAACCCTCGACTTTTTCCCACCAGGACTGGGCGGCAGCGGTGAGTTTTTCCAGCTCGGTACCGCCGAGCCAGAAACGCAGGCTGAGCTTAATCATGGGGCAGCACCTGCAGACTCTGAATCCGGGGGATGTTGAGTTCCGAAAGGATGTCGTCATTCTCAAAGTGCAGCGACTCGATGCCCGGGAACTGCTGGTGGAGTTCTTCGCCCAGGCGGCTGAATGAAAACCGCGACTGCGGGAAAGTCAGCGTCGGCTGGTAGTCGCTGGTCGTGCTCTCGCGAAAGGCCGCTCGGATGAACAGCGTGGTTTCGTCCAGCAAGGTTTGGCGCTGAGCAGCGGTCAAGGTTGAGCGCGGCCAGAGCGTCACGCTCAGTGCGTGCAGGGTTTCGGGCATCACCATCACCAGCAGGTCGTCGCCGTGACCATGGTTGCCCAGATCGCGAATGTGAGCGTTGATCTGCTCCAGGTAAGTCGCCGCCGGCACGTCCGCATCGAACAGCACAAAGGCGTTGGCACTGCCTGGCCCGCGTGGGGCGCCGTGTTCGAAATACACGCCGTCCGGACGCACACCTGGGAAGGCGGAAATCATCGCCCGATACACCGCGTCGGTGTGCCATTGGTTGACCGCCGAGAACTGATTGCGCACGCGCAGACGCAGCTCGTCGTTGGGTTCCTTATCCGCCCCGGGCGTGGTCAACCAGCCATCAGCGTTGGCCACCTGGGCAATGCCTGGAATCGGCACCGGCAGTACGGCGTAGTAACCCGGCGCCAGATTGAAGCCGCTGCCCACGTCCACCGCTTCGACCGGGACCAGCAGCTGCATCACTCCATCGGTGAACGTTCCGACTGCCGTCGTCACCATCTGGTAAACATGGCCATTGATCGCGGCCGACTGCACCACCGTGCCCGCCGCGACCTCGAGGGCGCCGCCGGCGGCGACACGGGTGAACAGCAAGAACCCCTTGGCCTTGGTCGCCCCCTTGCGCTCAACGTTCACGCCCCACGCCAGCATATCCAGCCAGGCATCCTCGGCGGTTTTGACGAAGAAGTTCGGCAGCACCGTGGCGATGAAGAAGTCCAGAATCCACATCACCGGCTTGGTCACCAACGCGGTGACCACACGCCAGAACGGTGACCAGGTGCTGGTGTTGCTCAGCTTGCTGCCCTGGGCGACCACCTCGGCTTCCCACGCCTGGCGCAGACCTTCTTCGGTGGTCGGAATGCCGGCGTCCGTCAGGGCCTGTTTGAAATCTACGTCGCTCACACCGTCACCTCGATCGCGCCGAATTTCATAGTTGTGGCCGTCACCAGGTACTGCCCGGGCTCGATCTGAGCGATCAGTGCTGTTCCCGGTACCAGACGTTCGTCCGCCTCCACCAACAGCTCCAGCTGCTGAATGCAGTCACGCTGTTTCAGGCTGTTGCGCTCGGCGACCAGGGTCACCAGCAGGCCGCTGTCGCGGATCATGTGCGCGATGTCCTGGGCGATGCTGGCCCGGTCATCAATGAGCACCGGTTGCCGCGACGGATCGAGCACCAGGTCGTTGTCAACAATCAGCAAATCGATGTATTCGCTCATCCGCCGACCGCCATGCTCATCATGTTTTCCATCTCCAGCGGGGTCATTGGCTTGTTGTTCTGAATGGTCAGGTTCTCCACGTGGGTGCCCTTGCTCTGGCTGTTGGTGTTGTTCTGAATGCTGCTCAGCAAGCCACCTGGGGGCACGGCCGAGGCACGCGATGGGGACAGGCTCGGAATCGCCGAGTTGATGGTCTGCTGGGCTTTTTGCGCGGAGCTCGCGGTGTCCGCCGCATTAATGGCCACGTCAGCACCAGGTACTTCCGGCATGCCGCCAAACCGCGCTTCGATGTTCACGCCGGGGATGCTGTTGAGCATCTCGATCAGGCCATTGATGGCCTTGTAGAAGACGCTGACGATGCTGTCCCAGGCGCCCTTGGCCATGCTCGACCAGCCGCCCATGGAGTTGAACCAGTCGGACAGCACCTTGAATTGCCCGCTGACCCACTTGAACGCCTCGCTGTTCATCAGGGCCGCCGTCCATTCGTCCCAGTAGTAGACGGCGACCGCGACGATGGCGACCAGTGCGGCGATGCCCATCACGATGACCCCGATCGGGTTGGCGGTCAGGGCCACGTTGACCAGCCAGATAGCCGCCTGCCAGGCCAACATGACGCCGCGCACGACCAGCATGGCCGCACCGAACAGCGTCAAGATGGACAGGTAAGCCAGGATGGCCAGCTTCTGCAGCACAAAGCCGGCGATGGTGCGCAGGTTCAGCAGCTGCACCACTTTCCAGACCGTCACCAGCCCGAGCCAGGTCATGCGGCTGATGCCGATCACCATGGTCAGCGCGGACATCGCGAAGATGATCCCGAAGACGGTCAACGTCACGATGCCGATCACGCGGGCGATGTTCGGGAACAAGTTCGTCCAGCGGGTCAGCGTGGCGCCGATTGCCACCAGCTTGTTCATCAGTGGTGTCAGGATCGGGATCAGCACCTGGCCAAATACCACGCGCAAGGCTTCGACAGCGGCAGCGAACTGCTGCCACGGGTCCACCATGGCCTTGGCCATGTTCTCGGCGTTCTCCAGGCCGCGAACCTTGCCCAGTTGATCCATGCCATTGCGCAGGCGGTCGGTGTCCTTGGTCAGCGCGGTGATGACACGGGCGCCTTCACCGCCAAAGGCGTCGATCAGCTTGGCGCCGGCGTCAGCGCTGTTCAGATCGCCGAACTTGCCCTCGAGCTTGCTGAGGATGTCCATCATCGGCAGCAACTTGCCGTTCTGACCGGTGAACTTCATCCCCAGCTTTTCCGAGGCGGCGCCGATGTTTTCGAAAAACGCCTTATAGATCCCGCCGGCGTCCCCGCCTTCCATGGTGCTGCTGAGCGAGCCGATCACCGCGAACTGCTCGGCCAGGTCAACGCCAAAGGTGGTGGCGATGGAGCCAACTTCCTTGAACGCGTCCTTGAGTTGGGCGCCGTCGGTGCGGAACAGCTTCACCGCCAGCGCCGTCTGGCCGCCGAGTTTTTCCACCCACTCGGCTTTGCCCATGGCGTCGGCCTGGCCCTTGAACAGGTTGTACATGGTGCCCACGTAGGCGCCCATGGTTTCCGCGTCGCCCTTGGTCGCCTTGGCCAGCAGGTTGCTGGTGTTGGTGAATGTGGCCAACTGGTCGCCGGTGAGCCCCTTGATCGCGCCTTCGATGCTGTACGCCGACGCGACAAAATCCCGGGCGTTTTCGCCGTAGGCCACCGAGAACTCCAGGGATTTTCGATTCAGCGCGTTCAGCGCGTCCTCAACCACCCCCAGCGATCGGACCTCGCCCAGGGCGCGATTCATCTCCAAGGCCGGGGCCAACGATTCGGTGATGGCCGCACCGGCGCCGATCATGCCGCCCAGCCCCATGCCCATCGTCTTGATGTTCTTTTCGCTCTTCTCGGCAAGGTCGGAAAAACCCATTTTCACCTTGCCCAGGGGCGCGGTGACCTTGTCAGTCAGACTCAAAATGAAGGCCAGGCGGGCGGCGCGGTCAGCCATGCGTGTTTATCCGTTCAGTGCCTGGGCGATGCCGTTGGCAACGGCGATCCCCATGCGGTGCCAATATTCGTCCTCCAGCCACTTGGCGGTGCCCATCACCTCGGGTGTGGGCGCCTCACCAGGAAACCAGCGACCGGACAGGGCCAACAATTGGCCTAGCCCGTCCTCTTTCAGGCGCTCAGCGTGCTCGAGGGCTTTTTTACGATGACTTCAACGTCCGGGCCGTACTCCTCAACCAGCGCACCGGCGAGTTGCATCACCATCACCGGGTTGCCCAGCAGCGTCTTCAGCGTGGCGCGCTCTTCCTGCTTGACGGTGTTGACCAGCAGGTTGTTGGCGGGGGCCACCTTGTTGTTCTGGGTCAGGCTGTTGAAGTACTTGGTCACGTCCTGGGGCGTCAGGGTGAAAGTGAATTCTTTGTCGCCGACTTCCAGGGTGATATCGCGTGTTTCGCTCATGATCTTTTCCGTTGTGGTGGTTGGTTAAAAAGGTGCTGCAGCCGCTGTTCCAGCCGGTCTTCCAGCTTTTCCATGGCCTTATCGATGTGCTCGGCCCGGACGTATCGCTCAGCGACCTCGATGCGAAACTCGAGGTGTTCACGGCGGGCCGCGCTGATCTGTTTGAAGAGGTACACCTGAAAGCCCGCGACACCGGTCAGGACCAGTTCGGTCAGCATCAGCAGTACGCTCACGGTCATGGATGAAAGCTCCATTTCATGCGCTCCAGTTGCCACGGCCGCCAATCCGGACGGCGGTGTACATCAGCCAGGCCAAAGGCTTGGGCATGCCCTCCTCGAGCAGGGCGTCGTAAAACACCTGGTCGGCTTCGGCCTTGGTGAATCGGTCAGTGGCGTTGGTGTAAATGAAGTCATGCACCACCGAAGGCCGGCGGGCACATTCATCGTCACGCGGGATCAGCCACCAAACCGGCCGGGGCACGCTGGCCAGGTCGGTGCGGTAGCACTGCGGCACAGTCACCCACTGGTTGCGAGTGGTCAGGTACATCAGCGGCCGCACCAACTGCCACTGCTTGGTGCCCATCACCGCCTTCACGACCAGCGAGCTTTTAAAGGGCATCGGCGGGGCACTCCACGCGGATCTTGTTCGGTGCGGTGTCATTGGCGATCTGCGCACGCAGCAACACGCGGCCCGTTTCCGGGGCTTTGCAGTACAACGCCACCAACGTTGAGGCACTGCGCGCCACAACGTTGTGCGTTTCGCTGAGCGCGCAGCCGACCAGGGCGACGACGGTGAACACGGCAACAATCAACAGTCGGGACATTCAGTAGCTCCAGATCGCAGGGCTGGGGAATCGGCCACCGGCCGGCGCCATGCCCAGGTGTAGGAAACGGGCATTGCCGCGCTGGCTGATGCCGAAGCGGGTGAACTTCAAGTTCATCGCCAGGCGCAGGATCTGCACGGCGTCTTCGCCCCTGCAGCGCACGTCAACGGCCAGGCCGGTGCAGTGCTCACCTGGTGCAGGTTTGTTCACTTCCACCGGGTGCTTCGGGCAGCGGTAGGCGCTACTCAGCGCCATCGGCCGGCCAAACTGCTGACGCAGGGTCACGAGCTCGGCCATAAACGCCGGATCCATCTCGGCGCCGGTGCTGTTGCATTTGCCGCATTTGCAGCGCAATTCAGCCGCGGCGAAGTGCGGCCAGGTGATGAGGCTCATCGGCGTTGTCCTTTCTCGGAAAGAGACTCGCAGGGCGTGCAGCGGACTTTTCCGCCCAGGGCACGGCGCTTCTCGGGAATCGGGTTTTCACAGTCCAGGCAGTGGGTCCGGCTTGGCCCGATCGGGCGCACCTGGGCGAGCTGGGCCGCGATCGCCTGGTCACGCTGGCGTTGCTCCAGCGCCTGGGCACGGTCGAACGGGCACACCATCAGCGCAGGCCCTCGATCTCGGTAGCGTCCAGGTACGGCACGCCGTTGATGCGGATGAAGTCCGGACTGGTGACGTCGAACGGCACCTTGTGCTTGGACTTCTCACCGCCCTTGGGATCGATGGCCAGCAGACTGGAGACCTTCAACTTGCAGCCGAAGGCTTCGACGCGCAGCTCCTCATCGCCTGCAGCCGCGAAGAACACCACGTCGAAGGTGTCCAGCTTGCGAAAGCTCCCGGCCGATCGGGCGGACTCAATCAGCAGGTTGAAGTTGCTGGTGTCGAATTCCATCTCGCCGCTGGCCGAGACGTCGCCGTCGACGTGCCCGTTGGGCACGCCTTTGCTCTGCGCCACGGCGGTGTTGTCGGTGATGTCGAGGGTGATGTTGTCGACGTGTACCTGCAGGTCGCCCAGGTTCACGTCGAAGTTCTTGCCGCCAATACGTGCGGTCATGGGGGCTACTCCTGGTTGTCGTCAGAAAGGTCGAGGGCGATGTTGGCCGTCAGGTCTTTCGGGCAGTTGAGCGGGCGGATCTTGATGTAGATCTCGACCTTGGTTTTGCTGTGCCACACCAGGACGATGTCGCCGTCCTGGGGCGATTCGATCTCACCCGGGGACACCTGGCCGGCGAAGGTGGTGGACTTGGCCATCTGGCGAAGTGGCCTCATGAACGCGCTGATCGCGGCGGCCATGCTGTTGGGCGTGTTGTTCAGGCGGCGATCGCCGACACGACGGATCAATAGCGGACGAACCTGGCGGGCAGCCTTATCCGCCAGGCGCAGGTACTCGACTACCTGGAAGTCGCTCGCCGGCGCGTCGAGCATGTTGCCGTCGCCCCAGAACACGCCCGGGTAATCGGGGTAGGTCTGCGACACGGAGAAGCGCGCGGTATCCAGTTCGGCGCGGATCGCGGACGGCAATGGCACGTTTTCTTTGTCGGTCGGAACGGGGCCTAAGCCCAGCAGCGCACCGGACGCCACACGCATCGGACTGTCAGCAATGCTCATTGCGGCGTTGGCCAAGCGACCGGCCAAGACGCCCAGGTCATTGCCGTGCAATTGCGGCACAGCCAGGACACGCGGCGCAGCCAGGCCGGTGGTGATTGCCTTCTGCTCGAGCAGGTATTCCGCCCAGGTCTGCTGGGAAGTGATACCGGCACTCGCCGCTATGACAAAAGCGCGGCGGCCGTAGGTGTTGTTCAGTGCCACGGCCGCGTCATGCATGGCCGACAGTTGAGCACCGGCGGTTACCGGTGTGGTGATCACTACTGACTCGACGGAAAAGCCTTGTTGCTGGGCCTTTTCCAGGGCTTCGGACCATTCGCCGTCTGCATTGATTGGAGCGGCCAGGCACGCCCAGCGATCGCCACCGTTGAGGCGTGCAGCGGTGATCTGGGTCTTCAGATCACTCGCGGGAATGCCCAGGGCGCTGTCAAGGTCGCTGTCGGTGTTCAGGGCGAGCAGCTGGCCGACGTTTTTCGCGCCAGTGCCGATGAAAAGGAAATAGCGTTCGATCTCAGTCACGGCACCTTGGCCCAGATTGAGATTGTTTACGCTGACTTTGCCGAGTGCCATGCAGTGCCTCGCTAGCGGGGAGAATTAAGGATTTGTTGGAGCACCTGGTTCAGCAGCAAGCCAGTGTCTCGTTCGGTGCTGACGCCGATGAACTGGCGCTTCGGCAAGGTGATTTCCCAGCTCTGCGCGCCGCTACTCTCGGTTTTTTCGTCGTCCAAAATGCGGATCAGCAGCCCCGCTTTGGCGTAGTTCACGTGTTCTTGAATCCAGGCCACCGACGGCCGGGTCAGGGTCTTTTTGCCTTCCTGGCGGACCTTGAAGCCCAGGCGGCGCAGCCGTTTTGCCTGCTTGTCAGTGGCGGCCAGGCCGGCGGGAACGTTGTTCCAGCGCTTCATCTGGGCAGCCGTGCGGCGCTCGCTGACGCCGTTATGTTGCTGAGCCGCGACCCAACTGGTCAGGGCGTTACGCCAGCCCAGTTCGGCTTCATCGGCGCTGACGCGGGTGACCAACATCAGCTTGGCCAGCCCCGCTTCCATCTTCTTTTTGCCTTTGCCCGAGCCTTTGCGTTCCTCGAACGGCGTACCGTCCAGGTTCTGCTGATCGCGCACGCGCTTGCGGCTCATCGTCCGCACGCGCTTGGTCACGTTGTTCAGCAGACGGCGTCGCAGCTGCGGCGGCAGGCTCAGCAAGGCCAGTTGCTCGCGCACGCCCAGGTAGCCCCGAGCATCGAGCTCGAAGGTGCTACGACCGGCCATGGCTGGACACCTCGCCGTGCTCGGCAACCCAGAGGTCAAACGGCACGAACGACCAGGTCTTACCGAACGCCAGGATCTCGCCGGTGGAATCCTCGGCCAGGTACTGGGGCTCGATGAACTCGAGGGTGATGTCCACGTCGGCCAGGTCGTTGTCGAGCATGGTGATGTCGAACTTCGCCGCTGGCAGATCGTCGCGGTCCTGGTCGTTGCTCTCGAGCCAACTGCCAACCAACGCCATCAGACGCCCCGGGTGATCGGCGAAACGCTCCAGGGCGATCGTGGCGCTGTAGCGCATGTCACCCATGCGCATGCCGCCGACGTCGGGCTTCCAGATCAGTTCCAGATTCACCTGGTCGGTCCAGCTGTCGAGCTGTTCAGCCTCGACCAGGCGGCGTTCGATCAGGTAGGTGGTCAGGGCGCGGAGTTTGATCACAGCAGTGCCGCCGTGATGCGGCCACGGCCCTGCAGCGAGCGGACGGCCTGCTGACTGAACTCGAGAAAAGACTCCTTGCGCTCGGGTGCTTCTTTGCCCAGGTTCTCGGCGCTTTCCCGTCGAACAACCGCAGCGAACTCTGGGAGCAAGCTGGCTTTGGCACGGCAATACACAGCGCGCTTGTAGGTCGCGGCTTGAAAGGTGCGCTCCGGCAGGACGGTGGTGTCTGCTGACTCAACGCTTGACACTCCAGCGTCCTGCCAGCGCGCTTTTAACTTGGCCAGGTCGTGATTGACCTCGGTCATCGCGGTAGTCAGGTTGATGACCAGCATCTCGACCAGGTGCTCCGCCGGTAGGCGGTAACCCTTCTGGAACTCGGTCACGGAGAGGTCCGGCCAGAAGCCGTCGTTCTCGATCGCCTGTTCCACAAAGGTCGTGGGTTTCCCGGAAAAGCTCATTGCTGGCCACTCGAATAGGGCGGGGAGCCTGTTTTCAGTGGGACGGTCCATAAATGGGCGGCTCACTTCCACAGGTCCCCGCTGGGGGGGTAGTCGGTTATTCGGAGGCCGTTGTGGCCTGTTGTTTTGCCAATGCCTTGCGGCACTTCTCGAGGCGGGTTTCGTTGCCAGCCTTCGCGTACAACACGGTGGAACGCTCAAGATGCTTGATCGCGGTTTCCCACTCCTGAGCGTCCTGGGCGCGAATGCCGATCAACTTGTGGTACTTGCTCGGGATCTGCTCCGTCAGGTCCCATTCGCCGTCCACGCGTGGCAGCAGGTCGGACAGGTACGGCTCCGGGCTGCGGGTGGCGTTGTATTCGGTGTAAGCCCACTCGATGACGGCATCCGCGACAAAGGTCTGGATATCGCGGCGCTTGAAGCGCTCCGGCATCTGTTGCCCCTGCTCGATCAGGTAGTCCGCCAGTTCCAGTGCGTCCTCGAACTGCGCGGTGTCGAACAGCCAGACCATCACTTGCACCACAACGCGGTTCGGAAAGTTCAACTCCGATTCGCAGTAGCGCTGGACGTAGTCCTGGTACTTGGGCAGCAGCTCGTCACGCTTGAGCGCCTGTTTGCTGGCCAAGTTCTTGAGCGCGCTCAGGCGCTCCAGATCCACGTCCAGCGCCGCTTCCTGCAGCAGCAGGTGCTTCCGGGCATTGGCCGGGCTGCTCAAGGCGTCGGCTGGGGTGTACGCCGTGGCTGCGCCGGATAGAGCTACCGCTGCAGCAACACCCACGGCCAGGACTCGGCGCTTGTGCGCCAGGGCCAGGCTCACGCCAACAGCTCCACGTTCTCGGTCAGAGCGATCTTCTCCAACTGCTCGATCACGTAACCTTCGTTGCGGCTGTTGTAGTCCTCGACACGGGAACGTTTCGGGTTGTCGACCGTCTGCTTACGCCAGCTGGAATCCTGGAAGTAGATCGACAGGTTGTCCCAGCTGGTGACCAGCACGGCGTTGACCGGGAAGAACGGCACGCTGAAGCTCGGCAGGCCGCCGTAGGTCTCGATGACTTGGGCCTCTTCGATGCGTTCTTTCTCGGTCGGGGTATCGCCCTGTTTGGCGTACAGCTTTGCCTTGTCGGCGGCGAGCAAATCGCTACCGATGATCGCCACCAGGTCGCCGCCATCACGCAGACGTTCGTCCACCATTTGCTTGGTGTCGTGCACCAGGGCGTCGAGGTTCGCATAGTCGCCACCGGCGCCCAGTTTGACCTTGCCAGAACCCGCCACGCCTTCCTTGAGCACCTGCTGCGGCGCTTGATCGCGCAACTGCTGCAGCCAGCCTTTGTTCACGTCCTGGAGCATTGGATAGGCGTCGATATCGGTCTGCACGGCCGCGTGAGTGCCGTGGAAACCGACCATGATGCGATCCAGGGCAATCTGTTTCTGGACCGCTGCGGAGTACTTCTGATGGAAGTCCGGGAACTTGGCCCAGGCATCAATCTTGGCGTACGGCAGACCTACGTCGGACTCGGTCGAGGACAATTCGTAGGTCGTGTGGTCCAGCTCCGAAGCGTCCTTGGCTTCGCGATCGGTGGTCTTGGTATTGGTGCGGCCGGTGACCGGGCCAGAAACACCAATGAACACCTTCTCGCCCTTGATCTCGGTCACGCCGAGGACGTTGATGCGAGAAAGGAAATCCGACTTGGCGGTGATGGCGTCGTTCAGCTCCTGGGCGACCGACGGTTCGACGTTGAACATCTTGCTGGACAGCTCGACACCGTAGGTTTCGGCGATCGCGAGCTGCAATTTTGCGTACATTTGCGCGCCGTAGGCGCTGAGAGAACGGGCCATGTCAGAGCACCCGTGGTTTGGTGGTGGTTACCGGGCCGGGATTGCGCGGCAGCGGGCGACCGGTGGTGGTGTTCTGCAGTGCGGTGAACTGCTTCTGTAGAGCGGCCATGCTGGCGAGCAGGGTTTTGTTCGTGGCACCGCCATTGCGGCTGAACTCGCGCTCTTCTTCGGCGGTGGTCACGATGCCGTCGACAGCGGCTTGCACGTCGTCGATCGGCGCGGCGTCGGGCTCGGGGGCCTCTTCAGCGACGGGCTCAATTACAGCCTGAATGCCGGCAGCGACAATCAGCAATTGAGCCAGCAGGGCTTTCAAGGCCGTTGCTGTAGCTTCATCCATTGGGGGTTTGCTCTCGGTTGGGGTGGTGGGTACGGCGGGCTCGGTGTCCACTGCGAAGCGCTTGAATAGGCCGGTGAGCAAGCCAATCAGCTTGCCCACTTCGCCCTGGGGTTCCTCTTCAAAGGAGCCCAGCTCAACGGACGCGGCGTAAAAGGCGTCTTTGTGGGTTTTCTTCGAAAAGTAGAGTTCCTGGGTGCCCAGGCTGGCGGGTTCATCGGTCACGCCCAGGCCGGTCAAATAGGCTTTGCCGCTGCCGGCGAAATTCGGGGTGATCTCGATGCTGGTGAACAGCTTTTGGCCCTGGTCATTCAGGTACAGCAGTCGATCGTTGGGCTTGAGCTGGGCTTCCAGGGCAATTTGCCCCTCCTCCAGGTCGTCGCCCTCTTCCACCAAGCGCACGGCATATACGGTGCCGTGAGAACCAGACCAGCGCTCGTGGTCACACCAGATCACCGCCGTGTACTTGGACGGCTTGTAGGTTTCAGCGATGTCGCGCAGTTCCTGGGGAAGGATCTCGCGACCATCGGCGGTGGTGCCGCTGGTGGCGACACGTTTCCAGAACGAAACAAGGGAACGGGGCATGGGCGATAACTGCGCTCAATCGGTGATTTGAGCCGCCAAGATATGGAGTCGAACGCCCTCTAACAAACGGTTCAATCGCGCGTTTCTCCTAGATTCGCGATCTAGGTGAAACGCAGAATTTAACCTCGCGTTTTCGATGTTTTCGCCGCATAGACTGCGGCCCATGTACTACTCGACCGAAGTTAAAGAAGCCGCCAAACGCCTGTTTCTGCGCCGCTGTAAGGCCAAGGAAATTCAGGCGCAACTCAACCTGCCCAACATCCGGATCGTCTAC